GTCTTGATTGCAAGGTTGAATACAGCCTTGTCAAGTCCTACACCCTGTGCGTCAACAACGTGTGCGTTGTCGTTTGCAAGTGCTCTGAAGCCCTTGAACGCTGACATCAAACCAGAGTCTGTACCAGTACCATTGATTAGAAGATCCTCAATGTCGTTACCAGCCTGGGTAGCCATCAAACGTGCAATGTGATCTTCAAGATCTGGACCCTCAACGTTGTCTTCTAGAGACTCTGAAGAAAGTTCCCAATCTAAACGGAGCTTGCGTGTTGTCAAAGAAATTTTTGCGAATGTTGCACCAACTGATGTAAATTGTGAACCACCAGCATTAACATAATCACGTGGATTATCTTCTTGTGCTACTGTCATAATTCTCTGTCCTACTGCGACACGATCAATTTCTGTTGTGTTTGAACGCATGCGGATTGTACGAGCTGCCTTAGCAAGAATCGTTGCATCCCACATGTAATCTAGGAAACGGTTAGCCTGATCTGGATAGAGGAGACCATTACCGCTGAGTGTTGCTGAATCTGTTGAAGCGTTAACTGCATCAGAACCTAGATTTGTTGTATCAATTACTTTTTGTAGAAGTTCATTACTCATTTTTTTTATTTCACCACCTTATTTTTTTTGTAGATTTTAAGCTATTAACCTTTGAGGAAGGCTCCTTGCCATATACTTTTTTCTATTTTTTTAGTACCCAATGATCCGTTAAGGTCACTGGACTTCTTAACTGCAGATGCGGACTCGAATCCCTTGAGCTGATTATCTACATACTCAATTTTTCCGTACATATCCGTAACTGTCTTATTTAGGGCTTCATACTTTTCACCCAATTCAGCAATTTGCTTTTCTACCTTTACTGATGTTTCCTCAAACATCTTGGTAATAGCAGCAACTGCTTGTGAACTCTCTGAGTAGTTCTTATTTAGTGACTCGCCCAAGAAGGTCTTCAAATCATTGACAACCTTTTCAAAATCAAGTGAATCCTCAATTTCTGAAATAGACACGGCTTTCTCAACTGAATCATCAGCAGCAACTGCTACCTCTTCAATTACCGCAACTTCTTCGGCTGGAGCCTCTGCATCAATTGACTTCTCAATTGTTGCATCTGTATCTTCTGCCATTGTGTTACCTCCTTCACCGAGTGAAACTTCGTCACTCTTGGTTACTTTATCTTTTTTATTTTGATCAGGATACATAAGGGTTGCTACTGTTGAATCAATAACATTTACATTTCCCGCCAAACCTGGAGCTGCTGACTCCGTTGCTTCGTGTGATGATGTTGGGGCATCATCTTTAGCAAAATAAGAATCAAGAACTTTTTCGATTGATTCAAATTTTTCAATATCTGATTGTTCTACCCAACCAACGTTTTCCATCTGATGATCGCAAACAACACAATCTTTTGTTGTTGTTGTTGATGTTGAAACAACCTCATCAGTTTTGCACCAAAAAACATTTTCGGTTACAAGATTTTCTGCCATTTTTTGAATAGAGAAAAAGTTAGCCAATTGATTTGCTGGAGAATCAACAAGTGAAAGTTCATGCAAATCATAATTGTGAATAATTCTACGATCTTCTCCACTTTCATCTTTCTCCATCTTTGTACCAATAATATTGCCACCAATAGAAAAACCTGAGTATGTACCATCAAGGCACTTCTCCCAAGCATCCTGTGCACCCTTAGAAATATATGCAGTTACATAAACTCCGCTATATTTCTTTCCAGTCTCTTTATCAAAATAAGAGTCTTCCTTAAAGTTAATCATTTTTCCAACTGCAGATGGACCATGCATTTCACGTATGTTTCCTCTGAAATTATCAAATGCTTTTTTGCTGGCTTCTGCTGTAACTATATCTCCATGACGGTCTACATTGTCAAGAGTAGCAAAACCAGAAACAGTTCTTTTCTCCTTATTAACCTTCGTGATAGGGAAGGATAAGGCTAGTGACGATTCGCTGTTATTCCAGTACGTTTTATTCATTTCCATATGTATACAAATAATATCAAGTTTTTTAAATAAGGCATAATTTTAGGTGATTTTTTTCACAATTCCAGAATTAATTTTTATGACTCTTTTTACATCAGTGCCCTCTGGTTTATAAGTCCCGATCTCTGAAACGGGTTCTGGAACTAAATCTGAATGATCATTTATGTTATTGGCATATGGTGTTTCAATATGAGATGGTGCTGATACACCAGGGTCAAAGGTTGAATTATGAGATACAAGGCCTCCAGTTATAAACCCCACCAAAACATACCCTAAGTGGGGTAAATCACGCTGAAATCCCGTTGCAGCCCACGTAGAGAATGCTCCTGTAGCTGCTATAGCTAGCTGTTTTGCATCCAATATTTGAAACTTAAAATGATGCTTTATCTTCATAACGTTGCCTTTAAGTTATCATAAATAATTTGGGGCATTGCATTATTAGAAACACTGATCCCTAACTTCTTTTCATATTGGCTTAAAGCTGTAAAAGTTTGGTTGTTCATTGTTCCAGTATCGTAAGCTTTTGGCAAAAGCCCCGCTTTTTCTAAGGCTTTTTGTACAGTCCAAACAGCATCATTTGTTTGTCCTACTGCAAAAGAAGCTTGAGATGCTGGAAATGGTGGAGCAACAAAAACTGTTATAGGTTGTGATATTGTACTTGATGAAGTAGTGCCTGGATGTGTAGCAATCATTCCACCAGTTAGTGCAGTTGCTGTTGCAGCTACTCCTGCTGTTGCTTTTTTACTTGTAATTTTAGATACTGCTGGTTGTAAAGGAATTGGGTATTTTGGTCTTATTACAGCAATTACAAAAAGATAATTTCTATGAACCCTAAAACATCCTTCTTTTGTTGGATCATTTGGGTTTCCAGTATTAAATGCAATTGTTGTAAATCCTCCAGGACTTGCGGCTTCACATAACTCTACGTGATCTGGTACCCCGTCACCGTTCCAGTCGTACATGACCAAATCACCAGCTTGCATTTGCATTTTGTTAACAATTAAACCCTGACGCTGAAACCATGTTAATGCAGCTGGATTATAAGAAAATCCTTTTGGTGTTTGTGCAGCAATTAAACTTGATAATCCAACTTGTGCAAAACACCAACTAATTCCCATTGCACAATAAGGAGCATTTTTTATACCATACCAATCGCCGTATGGGTTTTCATTATTTGGTCCTTCATAAAAACCAATTTGGCTACGAGCAACATTTAAAACATCTAGTGCTGTAGCCATAAGTTACTCCTGTTGTCTTCCTTCTCCTTGAGCATTTCTAGCTGTGCCCATTTTATCTGGAGCGTTTAATGTTCTGTCTTGACTTCTGGTTTTATTACCACTTGCATCAGAAGCTGCATCCTGCATTGCTTTAGGATTAATAATAAGAACTTCATCTCCACCACTTAATGGTGCCATGCCTCTACGAGCACGAACTTCATTAGGTGTAATTACTTGATCCTTAAGATAACGATCATCAATTCTTGATTGAGTTTCTTCATCTGTAAGTGCAAGCTCATTAAATCTTAAAACAAAATCAGTAGTGATCTCTTGAATAATCCTATTGATTTTAACCTCAAGCTCTTCTTGTCTTGGGCGACAAACTTGCTCTTTAAATGTCTTATCAGCATCTTTAGCATTTGCTAAGGATACACCTTGTGGCATACCAATTTTTGATACTGGAACACGGTGAGCAATAAGAATACGATCTCTATTTTCTACTGCATAGTTCTTGAATGAAGAGTCTTGCACTCCCGCCTCAATTGGCTCCATATTAAACTCTACACGACTATTTTCTCCGTCTGAAGGCAACGGGATATAAAGTGTTCTATGGTTTCTACCCTTAAGGCCAGTCTGGAAAAATTCAAGCAATTTACGCTCTGAGTCAGCAGTAAGCTTTGCACCTTTAACAGTAATGATATATCTTGGGACTGCTTTGTTTTCAAAATAATCCAAGTTAAATCTCTGAGCAAACTCATCTCCCGCTAATGCATTCTTTGCAGAAAGAATATCTGGAACACCATAATATGTGTTTGATGGAGTAAATACTTTAAAATGAATTACTTCATTTGGTTGTGGATCCGTACCAATTTGATCAGGTGTTTCGGTATCTCCAAAATTTCTAAAGAAGGTGTAGCGGTTATAAACTACCTGAACAAATCCATCACGGTGACGACGAATTCGCATTGTAGTTGTTGGTATGTGACCTAAGTAACCGATTTTACCATTTGTGGTTCTTCCCACTTCAAGATAGGCGTTACCCGTTGATTCTAAATCAATATAAACCTTTTTCATAGTTTCAATAAATGAATCATCAGAGTTAAGTCCCTCAACGTACTCTCTTAAAGCAACTTTTGATTGTTCAATCTTTGAGCGAAGCTTATCTAACTTTTTATTGTTATCCATCACTTCTTCAATTTTTTGAGTTGTTGACCAAGTATTTTCAAACTTATATCCCAAGCCAACTACGTTTGCTGCTTTAGCATTTACTGCAGAATGATGATAGGGAGAGATATCATAAAGTTGTGCAAGATAAAGCATGTTATATGGAGGCTGTACTATTTGAAATAATGAATAACCAGTTAAATCAAGTGGGTCAAGCTTTTTAGATTTTGCATCGCCTTGACCAGTAAAAGATTTTTCTAACCTGTTTGCTCTACGTCGCAAATTTTCATTAATGCCTTCTGATTTTTTAATCTCATCCCAAGTTACATCAAATGGATCGGGGAAAGTATCTTCCGACTTAGTAACTAAATTATAGTCTTGTCCATTATAAGCATATACTGTGCCGTCTTCGTCTTCATCTGCTACTGTTAATTTAGCCAAGTTTCATCTCCCTCATTTCTTTTACATATTCCATCATTGCTGGTAGATCTTGTGGATCGGGAACTAATCCTAGTTCCGCCCGAGCCTTCTGTTCTTCAAGCTCTTCTTCAGTAACTTGCCTATGTCCAGAAAAGAATAAGGGTCTTCCTTCTGTTAAACCTTCTTGTCTTGCTGCATTCTTTAACTTCTGAATCTGTCTAATATCTCCACGCATTGACGGGATGCTTAATGTGTTGCCATCTTCATCACGTACAATAGACTTGTCTGGCATCTGCCAAACATAGACTCCATAATTAACTTCTTCGACTGGTGTTACTTTCATTCTAGGCATATATATATTCTACCATTCTGTATGAATAAAGCGTAAAAAATGTACACAAGATTGCTATTTTTTACTATAAAAAGTGTTATTTATACCAAAAACCAGTTGACATGTACTTAAAACCTTTTGTTACCTGCTTTGCCTCATGAAAATAAGGTCGTTTGGAAGGAAAGATTATCATGCTTCCAGCTTCTGGCTTTAAAAGTATTCCTTGTTCTCTAAACTCTATCTCTCCGCCTTCACAATCATCATTTAAATATATTACAAGTGATAGGGCAAGGTTTGTGCCAGCTTCCTGATCTTCATCAAAAAAATTATCAACATGAGGACCCATTCCCTGTCCCTCAAAATATTTATTGATTCTGAATTGATCTGAAAACCCTGCATTGATATTATGAGCTAGGGAGTAGTCGCTTATGCACTCTTTAATTGCATTTTCAAAAATATCTCTTATTTCAAGCATTTCTTCATCGTAAGAAGATCCGACATATTTATTTGAATAGTATCCTTCTCTGAATTTTCCATAAAGCATTGCATTATCGCTAGACATCCAAGGCTTCCATTGAGATATTGGAGAATATGGTCCAGCAAAAGTATCTGGCTCTTCAAGCTTTTTTATTATATAATCTGGTTTGCTTATAACATTTTTATAATAAAAAATATTTTCTTCTAGAATTTCTTTATTCATCATACTCTGGAAGAACAGGCACAATGCCCTTTTCTCTATCTTCCGCCCACTTTTTATAAGTTATTTCTTGTCCTGCTCTTATTTCTGCAAGTTCATCTGCCCAGGCTTGTCTTTGCTCATCCGTATATACAGAATCAGCTCTGTCCCAAAAAGATCCAACCGTATATCTTTCTCCAGAGGTTACGGTAGTTACCATGTGTTGATTTTCATGACCACCATTAAAAATAGCAATCATTCCACGTCTAGGCTTTATATTTATATCAGAGTCTTTAAACTTTAATGAGCCACCTTCAAAATTATCATTTAAATAAATAAAGGCAGCATATTTACTTTTTTGAAAAGCAGTTGGATTTCCATGCTCATCCGAATTGTCTGAATGATAATCTGCAAAAGCTCCAGTAACCCATTTTTGTGCATGATAACTTACTTCTGCTAACTCTGTTCCTATTGCTTTTTCACAAATATCTTTCATTTTTATTTTAAGTTGATTAAAATAATCTCTTGGTAAGCCAAATGCATTAAGGTTATCATCATATGGCCAATAACCCATAGCCAGTGATCCGTAAAAAGAAATTTCATTCCATTTTAACCAACCATTTTCAACTATCATATCCAAATAACCTACGACAGCATCACACTCTTTATCAGATAAAAAATTATCTACAATATAAATTTCTTTACCCAAATCAATTATTTCGCTCATGCTTATTCCTTTTCTGGTAGTTCTGTAATTGTCCAAAAGAATGGGGCAGTATACCTACAGCCCTCTGTTACTGGAGTAACTCCATGAATAAAATTCTTATCTCCTGGAAAAAAGTATGCTGCTCTTGGCTTTGGTTTCAAAGCTATTTTTTGCAATGGAAAATAAAGTTCTCCACCCTGATAGTCATCATTTAAATAAAAAACAGTCCCTATATCATACCAAGGAAAGTTGTTTGGCTTTCCAGCATCTGGGCCTTCATGCAATTCTTTATCTGCGTGAGGTAATTGCATTGCACCTACAGGCCATCTTACAATTGCTGGTCCAGAAGGCATAACCTTTACATTATAAAAGTCTTCTATTCTTTCTTTTAACCTTAAAACAACTTTTTCTAATATTTCAATTACTTTAGGGTTATTTTCTTGCAAATTGCCTGTTGTTGCAACTCTATCTTTCCATACATTTGCTTGATAAATTAATGTACCATTTTCATTTCTGTTATCTTCTGTAATATCCCAAACAGTGTTATTTCTTGCATAGTCCAAAAGATATGATTGTTCTTCCAAGGTCATAATCTCCTCTACCTCTTGCACCATATCAGGGGAATCTCCAAAATATCCCGAAGGAGTTATGGACTGAGCCATAGTTCTTACTTCTTCACTATTTAAATAAAAGCCTTCTTTATTCATATCGTTTTCTTGACCATACATGTTTTTTATAAGCCCCGCCTTCTTTTACTCTAAATTTTTTTGCTTGGTAATCATGTCTTTCTAAAATTTCTTCATAACTATAGTGCTTTACTTCCATCTGCCAATCATCTCTTTTAAAAGGTATTATTTGTACATAAGGAGTTCCTGCTGGCAAAACCCCTTCAAAATCTTTTTTAAGAAAAAATGGCATTAATCCAGGCGTATCCATATCATCATTATCTATTATACCAGCTACGGTTATGAATGGTAAGTCAAACCTATTTAAAGGACTTACGTACATTGCACTATAACCTTTTGGTAAGCTTGGTGCAAAATTAGGATACCAGTGAAAATGGCTTTCCCCATAACCCTCTGGACTATTAAAACCTGGCATTGCTGGTCTTGATCCACAAAAATCTTCAAATCCAGGCTCTGTTTTTACAATAATACTTCCATTAACTTTTTCAAAAGTAAGATCACATGGTGTGACATAAAAATATCCAGATGTAAATACGTCCAAAAGGGCTGGGCATGTTTTAAAATTTAAAACCTTATCACCTTTATAATCAATAAAATAATCTCCAGTGGCCTTGTTCATAAAATATCTATCTGACCCAGAAAACCATTTAGGTATTTGCGTTTTTGCTGGCACTGGGTAATACTTTTCAGATAAACTATTGTAATATCTATTTGAATGAAATGTTATTTTATTCATTTTCAACCTTTAATCTCAATGCTTTTACTTCGTGATTTCCTATGCTTCTACCCAGGTGATCAACGGCATTTCTATAAAAATTACTCCATTTGCCAGAACTGTTTATACTAGCTACAACCTTCTCATAATCTTTATTTTCTGATTCTGTAAATGTTTGTTTAAATTCAGATATATTTTTTAGTATTACTGTGGAATTTTGCAAGTTAGACATTGATATGGGAATTACAGATATAAATGGCGTATTTGCTTTTATAGTAATTGGCACATTTGCCCTAGTTATTCTCCAAGCACATGGCAAATTCCCAGAATAAAAAGATGTACTTATAACAGCTGTAAAAGGCTGTGCTCCATCAATAAATTGATTTGGCACTGGCATTTGTAGCAAACTCATGTTTTCTTTTGTCCTAAACATTAATCCTGTATTAAAACTAATTGTTGCATTAGCTCTTTCAGTATATACATATTTTTCACCTTTTAAAACTTTTACGTGGTGGGGGGAAGAATCTGATATCCCGTCCCATATAAAAGTTATATCTTCTGGAAAAGATAATCCCCAACCTAGGCTATTGGTTAAACTTACAGGAAAGCAATTGTATGCATGACGGTCATATGTTTCATCCATCCAGTCTCTTTTCACGGATAGCTGTGATATGTCTGCACAATTTTCAGACCTATAAACCTCAATACTTTCCATTGGTTTTATTCGTAAATTCCTGCATATTTTTTTTCTAAGATTTCAAATTCTGGTCCATGTGCGGCCTCAGTGTAATCCAGCATTGTTACAACTGAATACTTTAATCCAGATGACACTGGCTTTGCCGTATGAGAATATATAAAAGCTGAAGGAAACAATACTAGGTCTCCCGCCTCTGGGGTAATAGTAATTCCAAATTTATTAAAATACAATTCTCCCCCCTCATAATCATCGTTTAAATAGCCAACAGATGATAGGGTGGCTATATAAGAATATCCATGATCTGAATGTTCTTGAAAATGCTGTTTTGGTCCATACTTAATAAAATTCATTGCTTCCCAGTACTGAAGTGGGGCTATTCCAAACATGTTTCTATAATCTTCTATGGCACTTAGCTGAGCATCTTTACAATCTTGCCAAATTTGCTCTCTATCATTTTGTGCTTTTGATTTGCCTTCTTTTTCAGGACTATTTTTCTTTATTTTATGATCAAAACAATCTCTATATGAAAGATTCATGTTATCCCAACCTGTATAGGCTTGGTTCCATTTGTACTCTCCATTGCTTTCAGAAATTGCATTTTCTAAACGCTCTATAATATTTAAAGACTTATCAAAGGTATTTTTATATAAAATAATTCCTGGTCCAACTACTCTTGCATTTGCTAACATTTTATGTCCATTCTCTATACAAACAATTATACCACTATAAAATTAATATAGTGGTATAAAAGATTTAATATTTTTTTATTAACTTACTCTAGGGGTTCTAAATGCTGGTGGGCTAAAGAACGAAGGTGGGCTAAAGAACGAAGGTGGACCAAAGAACAATGGTGGGCTAAAGAAGTTTGGTGGACCAAAGAACAATGGTGGGCTAAAGAAGTTTGGTGGACCAAAGAACAATGGTGGGCTAAAGAAGTTTGGTGGACCAAAGAACAATGGTGGAGCAAAGAACAATGGTGGAGCAAAGAACAATGGTGGGCTAAAGAACGAAGGTGGGCTAAAGAATGTAGTAACAGTTGATGAATTTGCAGATATTCCTGAAGTTCCGTTTGCATTAACAGCGGAAATTGCAAAATAGTGGTTTGATCCTGCAGTTTCACCAATTACTATTGATGTTACGTTACCAGCATTTACAGCAGCTCCGCCATTATCATAATAATTGTAAGAAGTTATTGCTGAACCGCCGTTTGCTGGAGCTGACCAGCTTAGGGTGTCTGATGCATTTACGGTACTTGTTAAAGATGGTGCTGATGGGGTTGCTGGGACTGTTGTTGCTGTTACTGAGTTTGAAGCAGAAGATGCAAGCGAAGTTCCATTAGCATTTGTAGCAGTTACAGTATATGTATAAGCAGTTGCAGATTGAAGTCCTGCAACAGTTATTGGAGAAGATGCTCCTGTTCCTGTATAACCGCCAGCCGATGCAGTAACAGTATAGGTGGTAATTGCTTTACCACCTGTTCCATTTGCAGTAAATGGCACGGTTGCTAAACCATTATTATATGCTCTTCCAGAACCAGTGTCGGATACCGTTCCAATTGTAGGTGCCTGTGGAACAGTTGTTGCTGTTATAGAGCCTGAAGTTGTTCCTGGACCTGATCCATGTGTATTTGAAGGAACTACAGTAAATGTATATGCTGTATTTGAAGCAAGTCCAGTAAATGTCAAAGATGTTGTTGCCGATGTTTGAGTTGTTGTATTTGGTGTTGATGTAACTGTATAAAGTGTAGCGGGATTTGAGTTTGATGGTAAAGACCATGAAAGAGTAGCTGCACCATTATTATATGCCCTATTTGTACCAACATCTGTAGATGTTAAACTAGTTACTGCTAAAGGAGCTACTTCTTCTCCCTGACCCGCATTTATTGCACCTTTTGACATTTACTTTTCTCCTTAATTTTTTAATGTAGCGGGGGATTTTACTCCCCCGCTTAATTTTATTACGCTGATAGATCTCCATAAAGTGCCCATGTATTTGCTGCTACTTTTAGAAGTGTTGCTGCAGAATATTGAGCTCTTAACTTTAATCCTGGTGTTGCTTGAATTGTTACTCCGCTACCAGCAACAAATGTAACTAATGCGGTTCCAGTTTGCTGGAATGTTACAGATGCACCTACTGGGTAAGAATATGTTGAATCTGGTGGAACTGTTACGTTTACTGCTGTTGTAGCATTTCCAATTTGTACAAAGGAATCTTTTACAACTGATGAGGATAGTGTAAACGATGTTGTTGTATTCGATGTATTAATTGGTGTAAGCGAAGGAACTGCAGCAACTGTTTGAACAGTACCATCAGAGAATGTTATTCCAGCTGAAGCTACTGTCAAAGTTCCAGAAGAAACTGTTGGTGTAGTTAATGATGGAGCAGTCAAAGTCTTATTTGTAAGAGTTTGAGTATCTGTTAGGCCAACAATTGCTGATGCTGGAATTGTTTGTCCACCGACTGCAGTAGGTGAAAGAACAGTAGCTCCATTAATCATAAATGTCTTACCTGTTGCTAGGTTAAGGCTTTCTGATGAGTTAAATGATCCTGTTGATGAGTACCACTTAAGGGTTTTATCTGTAGCACCCTTAATTGTAATTCCCGCACCATTTGCAGTTACATCTGTTGGGGTAGCAGTATTAGAGATAACTAAAACTTGCTCAGCAGTATTAAGAGTTGTTGAGTTAATGGTTGTTGTTGTACCACTAACAGTCAAGTTACCGCCAATTATTACGTTACCACTTGTGTTCAAGGTGTCTGTTGAAAGACCAGTGACAGATGGGCTGGTAGCAAGAACTACTGCTCCTGTACCTGTGTTAGCTGAAATCTGCACACCGTTAATCTTAAATACGTTACCAGTTGCTGCTGTATCAAATGTCTTATTTGTAAGAGTATCTGTTGTGGCTTTACCGATAAGTGTATCTGTAGAAGTTGGAAGTGTAAGTGTTCCCGTGTTAACAATTGTTCCAATT